GCACGACGGTGGCCTATGACACCAGCACGGGAAGCGGGTTCTTTGCCGCCACCCTTGCGTATCACGACTTCCGTCTGAAGCACACGTCTGCGCTGATCGGCGCCGGCACGAACAGCGGCGCCCCGCTGACCGACATCACTGGTGTTACTCGTCCAATGGGTACGACTGTCGATGTCGGCCCGTGGGAAGTCGTGCCGTCGAACGCGGTGTTCGACGATGTTGCGTTCGACGCCGGTGTAGCTGGCGGCTACTACAACATCGGGTCGTCGCAGACCGTGTCGTGGTCACACACCGTTGGCGCAGGAAGCAATCGCGCCCTTGTGGTGATGGCCGCGTGCGCAAACTCTGGCTCTGTGTTTTCTGCGGCAACGTGTGCCTACGGCGGCGTCTCGATGGGGGCGCCGGTGATGGTCCCGTCCGACACCGGATCGAACATAGCCGTTGCGATCTGGATACTTCCTACGCCGGCTGTTGGAACTGCGAACATCGTCATCGACATCGGAGCGCCAACCGCGTTTTTGACTGTCGATTACGTCTCGTCGTCGTGGTTCTACGTCGATCAGGCCAGCCCTGTGCTGTACCCGTTGCGGCATCAAAAGTCGTTCCAGGTGTCCCCGCGGTCGTTTTCCATTCCGTATGTGAGTGGCGGCATGGTCGTGGACATGCTGTCCGACCGGGCGGTGGGGCAGACCTTGACCCCTGGTGCCACGCAAACGCGCATCGGGGCGCAGATCGACGGCGCTGGAAGCACGACATCCAGCGGCAGTTACAAAGCCGGCCCCGCGATGTCGTGGACGTTCACGAACAGTGGCAGCGCGACATTGGCCTACGGCGCCGTGTGCCTGAAGCCGTCGTTCACCCTAGGCACGAAGCATCACCCGAACGGCGACATCGGCCAGCCGCAATGGATGGCTAACCCTGCGAACTGGCGGCGCTGGGAAGCACTGGACGAAGCGGCGGCCAGCGATAGCGACTACGTGTTCGCTAGCGTCGGGTCGGCCCCCTACGTCATGGAGATCGGGCCGTTGGCTGCCGACACCTACACGACGCGCGTGCGTGCTTCGGTGGCATCGGGTAATGGCACCCTGACGATCCGCCTGCTCGATGCCTCGCTGGCTGTCCTTGCCACGTCCTCGCCGCAGACCGTCACCACCACGCCCACGACCTTCACGCCGGCGCTGACCTTTGCGTCGGGCACGGCGTACTACATCTCAATGGAGATCGCAGCATGACCATCACCACCCGCGACGGGCTCATTTCGGCTCTCGGCAACAACCACACGCGCATCGTCATCGACAAGGCATCGCTGGCGAACGCGGTGGCCGGCAACATCTTCAGCCTGTGGACGGCGACGGGCGCACCTTCGGCCGGCGCTGCTCCGACGACCGCAGCGGTGTGCACCTCGGCGCTCACGGGCGCGATCTCGTTCCCGAACCAGACCGCGCCGGCTACGTCCTATCTCGCCTGGGCGTCGATGGTCTGCGGCAACAGCGCGCAAGGCGTGGAGATCCACGATCGACTGGCGCACATGGGCGGCCTGTCGGGCACGGTGACCACTGCGCAGGGCGCGCTCTCCCTTGTCACCACGGCGCCGTCTGCCGCCCGCGTTGGCGCCGAGGATTACAGCGACGTGCAGTGGTTCCTGGAGGTGTACACGGCACTGGGCGCGACTGGTGTCAACGCAACGTGCACGGTCGAGTACAACGACGGCAGCACCGGCTCGCTCGCTGCCGTGGCGTTGGGTGCTACGCCTCGCGCTGGCCGCATGTACCAGTTGATGTCTAACTCCGCTGGCAAGTGGATTCGCGCAGTGACTGGCGTCACCCTGTCGGCCACCACCGGCACCGCGGGCAACTTCGGCATCACCGCGACGCGCTGCCGTACCGTCATCCCGACTGCGATCGCCAACTCTGCAGTCGTCGCGGACTGGGCGGCGCTGGGGCTGACCGAGGTCTACAACGACGCGTGCCTGATGATGATGATGCCCTGCATCACCACCACCACGGGCACGGTGCGCGGCTTCGGCAAGATCGCTCACGGGTAAACGGCCGTGGCCCTGAAGCACCCCAACCTCGACGTTGCGCTGCGCCTGCGCGGCGGCGCGGACGACTGGGACACGCCCAGCGGCGCGATCCTGTCGGCCGAGGTCTTCACTTCGGGTGCACCCGTTGAGGCGCGCGTCTACTGGGTCGAGGTCGAAGCGGGCGCGGGCAACGCTACCGTAACGTCCGACCTCGCCGGCACATACTCGGTCATCGCCGCCGTTACGAGCGACCTTGTTGCCGCCTACTCGATCCGAACGGCGGCCAGCAGCGACCTCGCCGCAAGTTACTCGATTCGCACTGCGGTCACGTCCGAGCAGGGCGGCGCGTACAGCGTTCTAGCTGCCGTCAGCAACGACCTCGCGGGCAGTTACGGGGTCAACGGCCCGGTGACGTCTGACTTGAGCGGGTCGTACGCAGTGCGTGGAGCAGCAACGTCCGACCTGGGCGGCACGTACAGCTTGCTCACTTCGGTCACGAGCGATCTCACGGGCGCGTACGACATTCGCATCGCGGCGAGCGCCGACCTGGGCGGCACGTACTCGATTCGTACGGCAGTCAGCAGCGACCTCGCGGGCACCTACAGCGTGCGCACCGCGGTCGTCTCCGATCTCGCCGGCACCTACTCGATCCGAACGGCGGCCGCCTCTGATCTCGCCGGCACCTACAGCGTGCTCGTCGCTGCCAGCAACGATCTCTCTGCCGCGTACGCCGTGCGTACTGCGGTCGCCTCTGACCTCGCGGGCACCTACAACCTACTGCCGGCAGTCGCGAGCGACCTGAGCGGCACGTACAGCATCCGCACGGCGGTGACGTCCGACCTGAGCGCTGCGTACGATCTGCTCTCGGCCAGCGGTGTCGTGAGCGACCTCACGGGCGGCTACGGCATCCGAGCCGCAGTGACGTCCGACCTGAGCGGGTCGTACTCGCTGCAGACCTCGGCCCAGGCCGATCTGTCGGGCAACTACAGCGTCCAGACGGCGGCCCAGGCCGACCTGTCGGGCGGCTACACGGTGCGTGCTGCCGTGGTGTCGGACCTGAGCGGGGCCTTCGCAGTCAGCGGCGGCGTGGCGTCGGAACTGAGCGGCACGTACAACGTGCTGGCTGCGGTGCAGGCCGACCTCGTCGCAGCGTATGCCGCGATGGGGATGGTGTACGCCGATCTCGCGGGCACCAGCATCATCAGCGCAGCCGTGCAGGCCGACCTGACGGGCGTTTATGGGGTCAGCGGCAGCGTGACGAGCGACCTGAGCGGGTCGTATTCCATTCAGGCTTCCAGCGGTGGCGGCACGGGCGCGAGTGCCGAAGAGATCTGGACGGGCGTCGACCTCGAATCCGGCCTCACGCCTCGCGACATGCTGCGTCTGATCCTCGCGGCCACGACGGGTCGTACGACGGGCGCTGGAACCACCACCGAGCAGTTCCTGAGCCGCAACGGACTCAAGCCTCGCGTGACCACCGAGTTCGACTCGTCAGGCAACCGTGCGGTCGTCAACCTTGACGCGTCGTGAAGCAGTTCGGCCTTCGCCAGTTCAGGGACAAGCAGTTCGCGCTGCGGCAGTTTCACGGGCCGCTGGCGCCGCCTGCCGACGTCATTCCGGTCGCTGGCCCGAGGGTCGTTCCGCAGCGCAAACGGCGCCGCGACAGGGATGATGATGATGTGCTGCTATTCATCCTCAGATGAGGACCCGACATGAGCACTGACAATGCGATCCCCATGGACGAAGCAGACACGCCCCTCATCGAACTGAGCGACCGCGAAAAGTTGATCGCCCAGGAAGCGGCCCGGCTCGCAGTGAAGCAGATGACCGACAACTTCTACAAGGAAGTCGGTCACAGCTTCATCAGCCGGTTCTTCATCGTCGTGGGGGCCGGCATCGTCGGCTACCTCGCGGCAAAGGGTTATGTGAAGGTGCCCTAGCGCAAACGACCCGCAGGCAATCGTCACGAACCCCTACCCATAATCCGCCCCATGAAAAAGTCCTGGTACAAGATGCAGGCGAAAGCCGGCACGCCGAAAGCCGCCGAGATCACCATCTTCGACGAGATCGGCTTCTGGGGCGTCACGGCTGCCGCGTTCCTCCGCGAACTGAAGGCCCTGGGCGACGTCGAGACGATCGACGTGCTCATCAACTCGCCGGGTGGCTCGGTGTTCGACGGACTGGCGATCTACAACGCGCTGCGCCAGCACAAGGCCACCGTCAACGTCACCGTCATGGGCGTGGCTGCTTCGGCAGCCTCGTTCATCGCGATGGCGGGCGACAAGATCACGATGCCCGAGAACGCGTTCCTGATGGTGCACAACGCGATGGGCGGCGTCTTCGGCAACGCGCAGGAGATGCGCGACTGGGCCGACACGCTGGACAAGATCGGCGCCTCGCTGATCGGCATCTACGTGGCTCGCACCGGCAAGAGCGAAGCCGACGTCAAGGCACTGCTCGACGCCGAGACCTGGATGACTGCGAAGGAAGCCCTCGACCTGGGCTTTGCCGACGAGGTCATCGCCGAGATGAAGATCGCCGCGTCGTTCGACCTGGAATCGCACGACAACCTGCCCAAGGCCGCGCTCGCTGCGTTCAAGGCCGCTGCCGAACCGCAGCCTAACCCAGAAGACGTCGACCCCGAGGATGTGGACCCGGAGCAGGGCGAACTGTTCGCTGAGGAAGCCAAGGCGCTCGTCACGGCGGCCGGCTTCGAGGCGTTCGCGCTCGACTTCGCACTCGCCTGCAAGACCATCGACGAGGTCAAGGCGCGCATTGCCGTGGCCGGCGAGGTCAAGGCACTGTGCGCCCTGGCCAAGGCCAACGCCGACACCTTCATTCGCGACGGCAAGAGCCTCGACGAGGTGCGCGCTGCGCTGATCGACTCCCGCGCCAGCGGCAGCGAAGCGACGCACGTCAGCACCACGCCGCGCAACCCGGCTTCTCCCGCGCCCACGCAGCCCAGCGCGGTGAAGGCAACCACCGCTGACATCTGGGCCAAGCGTCGCAACCCGAACTGATCAAGGAGATTCCTCATGGCTACCCTCACCCAGGGCAAGTGGACCGGCGAGTTCTTGCTGTCCGATGAAGGCACCTACTCGCGTGACCAAGTCACCATCGCTGCCGCGTCTCCCGCCATGGTGCCCGGCACCGTGATGGGCAAGATCACCGCGAGCGGCAAGTGGGCGCCCTACAACAACGCCAACGCCGATGGCACCCAGACCGCGGCCGGCATCCTGCTGTACGCCGTGCCCGACAGCGCGAGCGACCAGAAGGCGGTGGTCATCACGCGACTGGCCGAGGTCGCCCAGACCGAACTCACCGGCTACGACGCCCCCGCTGGCGTCGAACTGACCGCCATCGGCATCATCGTCCGCTGATCGGCAGGACGCTTCAGCAACCGCGCAATCAAGGAGCATCGCACCATGCCGAGCTTGGACATTTTCAACAACGACGCGTTCAGCATGACCCAGCTTACGCTGGCCATGCAGGATCTGCCGCATCAGCCGATGTTGATCGGCTCGATGGGCCTGTTCGACGAGCGTGGCATCACCACGACGTCGATGATGATCGAGCGCAAGGGCACGACCCTGAACCTCGTGCCGACCGCGGCGCGTGGCTCCCCGGGCCGCAACGACATCAACGACAAGTCGAAGCTCATCCCGATCTCGACCGTGCACCTGCCGCAGCGTGGCACGGTGCTGGCCGACGAGGTGCAGAACGTGCGCGCCTTCGGCAGCGAGACCGAACTGATGGCTGTCCAGACCGTCGTCAACGACAAGCTGGAAAAGCTGCGCAACAACCTGGACGTGACCCTGGAATACCACCGCATCGGTGCGATCAAGGGGCAGGTGCTGGACAGCGACGGCTCGTCGGTGATCCTGGACGTGTTCAACACGTTCGGTCTGTCGCAGCAGACCCACGCGATGGCTCTGACGACCGACGCCACCAAGGTGAAGATCAAGATCGCCGAGGCGCAGCGCAAGGCCGAGGACAAGCTGGGTGGCCTGTTCCATACCGGCTACGTGGCCCTGTGCGGCAAGGGCTTCTTCGACTCGCTGGTGGGCCATCCTGCCGTGGTCGCGGCGTACGACCGCTACCTGGACGGGGCCTTCTTCCGCGAACTGCAGCGCTCGCAGAACAACGGTGCGCCGGGCTTCACGTTCTGCAACACCGTCTGGCGCGAGTACCGCGGTTCGGTGGGCGGCATCTCCTTCATCGGCGATGACGATGCCTACCTGATCCCGACCGGCATCAAGGATATGTTCATCACGCGCTTCGCGCCGGCCGACTACATGGAGACCGTCAACACCAACGGTCTGCCGTATTACGCCAAGCAGGAAGTGATGCGCATGAACAAGGGCATCGAACTGGAGACCCAGTCGAACCCGATCAGCCTCTGCACGCGCCCCGACGCGATCGTCAAGCTGACCAAGGTGTGATCCCGGCCTTCAAGCGCCTAGCGAAGAGCGTCCTCTCCCACCTGGGCGAGGGCGCTCTTTTGCGTGGCGCTGCGTCGCTACACAAGATCCACCTGGAGCGCGACATGCAGATGGTGGACCGGCAGGGCAACGTCTACATTGCCCAGTTCGTCGCCATGATCAACATCGAAGACGCGCCAGTCCCTGGCGACGTCATCGTCATCGACAGCGTGAGCTACGTGCTCGAAACGCTGATCGACACCAACGGCTACACCTCGCGGTTCACCGCGCGCAAGCAGTGATCTTCTCGACCGTCATCGACACCAAGGACTTGGATCCGGCCGCGCGCAGCCTGCGCCTGCTGGCCAACATCGGTCTGGTCGATGCCGTGAACGCTGCTGCCACCTCGACCTTCGACGAGTCGCGCAGGCTGATGCTCTCGCGCGTCAACCTGACCGAGCAGTACGTGCGCGAGCGCATGGGCATCGAGCCGGCGAACAGTGCGCAGAACCCGACCGCGACGATCATCGCCTTCCGGCGCGGCGGGCGTCGCCCTGCGATGCGTGGCGTGAACCTGCGGCAGTACGCTGCAGTCGTACAGCAGCAACCGAACAACTGGTCCAACTCGGGAGTCGCCACGAACAGTGGGCGCGTCTTCGCAGTGGCCCAGCCTCAAGGCCACCGCAAGGGCGGCGTCGGCCCGAACCCTGCGGGCACGAACTGGCTGCCCAACCCGCGCAAGCCTGGGGCGTGGCTGCCGTTCATCGCGCGCACCGGCAACCCGATGCTCAAGATTCCGGTCGGCATGAAGCAAGCCGGCGTGAGCGTCGAGGTCGAGCGCGGCCAGCGCAAGATCATCTCGTACGCTTTCATGCAACGCATGCCCGGCGGCGAGATCCTGGTCATGGCACGCGACAAGGGCGACCACAAGGGCAAGGGCAAGATCCACTCGCTCGCGTCGCTCGCGGTCTGGCAGATGTTCAAGTCGAACGAGACGATGGGTAGGGTCATCCCGTTCGCACAGGTCGAACTGCAGCGCCGCGTTCTCGGCACCGTTGACGAGCAGATCAGCAAGGTGGTTAACGGATGAGCAAGGCCGCAGACCTCGCGCTGGTCATCACGCAGCGCGTGCAGCAGATCACCCTGGCCAACGGCTATGCCACCAACATCGGCGATCGGGTGTTCCGCGGCAAGGGCAGCCTGAACGCAGAGGACTTGCCCTGCATCGTCCTGGTCGAAGGCGACGAGACTGTTGCCGACCAGAAGGGCGCCAAGATCAACAGCAGCGTGGTCTTCATGCTCGAAGGCCACGATGTCTGCGACCCGGATCAGCCCAACGACAAGGCACACCAGATCATTGCCGACCTTAAACGCGCGGTCTTCTCTGGCGACCTGACGCTCGACGGCAAGCTCAAGGACAAGCAGCAGATCGACTACCGCGGTCGAACCATCGGGGCTCGGCCTGAAGGTGGCGACATCATCGCAGCGTCGATCGCCTTTGCGATCACGATGGTCGATGACCTCGCGGCGCCTTAAACGCAATCCAGCCGCAGGTAGCCCTGCATCCTCAACCCTACACTTCAACCCGTTCTAGGAGATCAACACCATGTCCTCTCGTGCTTTCATCGGTGCCGGCGACCTCTACATCAGCCGCTACGTCAGCGGCGCCTTCCAGGACTGGCAAGGCCCGTACGAGTGCGACAAGTTCGAGATCAAGCCGAACGTCGACCTCAAGGAAAAGACCAGCAAGGGCAAGAGCACCTACGGTCAGGTGATCGAGTCGGTGACGATCCCCAAGCCCGCCGATCTGTCGATCAGCCTGGGCGAAGTGAACAAGGAATCGCTGGCCATCGCGCTGCTGGGAACCACCGCCGCGCTGTCGCAGGGCGGCGGCACGCTGACCAACGAGCCGATCACTGCCAAGCACGACGCCTGGGTGCCGTTGTCGAAGGCCGCGCTGCAGGACGCGACGGTGAACGTCACGAACGCCGCCGGCACCACGACCTATGCGAAGGGCGTGGACTACCTCGTCAACGCCACCCTGGGCTGGATCAAGGTGCTGTCGACCGGCGCGATCGCGAACAGCACCGTCATCCACGTCGATGCCACCTACGACGCGATCACCGGCACCGAGATCAAGGGTATGACGGACCCGACGTTGCGCGCTCGGTTCCGCCTGGACGGCAAGAACTTCGCCGACAGCCTGCCCTGCATCGTGGTGGTCCACGAAGCGGTGATCGCCGCCGACAGCGCGTTCGACTTTCTGGCTGACGATTTCAACAGCGTCGCGCTGCCGGGTCGCATGAAGACCCCGACCGGCTACAACGAGCCGTTCACCGTCCAACTGCGCAACGCCTGACCTTCCGTTCGGCACGCCCTGCGGGGCACCGGGGGCAATCCCTGGTGCCCCGTTTTCTTTTCTAGGCGACACACATGGCGACCTCCAATACGCGTGACGTTGAACTCAGGCTGTCGGCCAAGGCCAGCGGCAACGACCAGATCCTGCAACTGGCGAACAGCCTGCTGGAGATGGGCAAGACGGCAGGCGCGGCTGCCCCAGAGTTCGAGCAACTGGCCAAAGCGGTCATCGACCTGGGCAACAAGGCTGCCGCGACGAACACCTTCCGCGACATCGGCGTCGAAGCCGAAAAGACCGCTGGCGCGTTGTTAACCGCGAAGCAGAGCCTGGATCAACTGGGCGAGAAGTTTGCGCAAGAGACCGCTCGCGTCGAAGCGTACAAGCAGACGCAGGCCGAAGCGCGTGCTGCAGTCAAGCAGACTGCAACCGAACTCGACGCAGCGAAGACTGCGCTGCAACGCTATCGTGCCGACGCCTCTGCGGCCGATCGTGCGACCGTCGGTTACAAGAACGAGGTCGACAAGCTCAAGACGTCGGTTCGCCAACTCGAAGACCAACTGCAGCAGCAGAAGGGCTTGGTCAACACGAAGGCTGAGTACAACGCTGTCGTTCGCGAACTCGACAAGCTCGCAGCGTCGTACCTGAAGGCCCAGAACAAGGTCAACCAACTCGACGGCGAACTCACCCAGCAGAACAGCCGACTGGAAGGCGCAAAGAAGGCGCTGCACGACCTGGGGCTCGCCGTCGAAACCGTTCAGCAGGCTGAAGCTGATCTTGCCCGTACGCTGCGCGAGACGTCGGCCGCCTATACCCAACTCACCACTGCCCAGGCGCAAGCCAAGGCAATCAACGACGCGGTAGCGGCCGGCAACGAGAAGGCTGTCGCCCAGGCGCGTGCCGCCGCCGAGGCTCGTGCCGCAGCGGCTGCGGCTGCGGCTGCGGCCGAACGCCGCGCTGCCAGCGAAATCGAAGCCGTGCTGCTGAAGCAGAAGCTGGCACAGGACGAGGTTACTGCTTCGACGCTTCGTGCTGCCCAGGCTCTGAACAACGCGTTCTCCACGACGGGCATCAGGTCTGCTCGCGAGATCGAGAACGAGATCGTCCAGATCAATCAAGCCCTGCGCTTGATGGCATCGAGCGGGCAGGTGAGCGGCCAGGAGTTCGACCGAGCATTCTCGACTGCAAAACAGCGCGTGACTGCCCTGCAACGCGAGATGCAGGGGTTGCCCCCGGTCGTGCGCGAAACAGACGCCACGATCAATCTGCTGCGCCAGTCGTTCAGCCAGTTGACTGCGGCGTTTGGCGCCTTCCAACTGGGCAGCGCGTTCCTGGACGCGAACAAGCAGTTCGAGACTCTGCGTCGCACGATGACGCTGATCACGGGCTCGTCGGAAGGCGCGGCTGCACAGATCCAGTTCCTGCGTGACACGGCAAACAGGACCGGCCTTAGCATCGGCCTGCTCAGTCAGGACTTCGTCAACTTCAGTGCGTCGATGCAGACGTCAGGCTTCGCACTGGACAAGCAGCGTGAAGTGTTCTCGGCTGTCGCCAACGCGGCTGGCCAGTTGGGTCTCAGCACCGACCGTGTCGGTCTCGTGCTGCAAGCCCTGGCCCAGACGGCGAACAAGGGCAAGGTCAGTCTCGAAGAACTGCAGGGTCAGTTGGGTGAATCGTTGCCCGGCGCCCTGGCCATCGTGTCGAACGGGTTTGGCGTCACCAAGGAGCGCATGCTCGACATGGTGAAGTCTGGTGTCGACACGGCATCCTTCTTCGACGCGTTTACGCGCGGCACCAAGCAAGCGTTCGGTGACGGCACTGCAAAGGTCGTGTCGTTCGCCGCAGCCTGGGCACGTCTGTCGAACGCCTTCTCTGAATTCTCATCGCGCGCTGCTGACAGCGCTGCGTTCAAACTGCTGGTGTCGACCATCGACGCAGCGGCTACCAACTTCGACAAGTTGGCCAGTGCAGTCAAGCTCGCAGCCGAAGCCTTCGCGTTGTTCAAGCTGGCCAACTGGCTACGTGACTCGGCCGCGTTGTCGGGAGCACTGCAAAAGAACACCGTTGAACTTGAGGCTAACGCAGTCGCTACGAAGACAGTGGCCGCTGCCAAGGAAACCGAGACCGTAGCGACTCGCGCAAGTACCGTTGCGCTCGAAGCGAACACTGTTGCTGCTGCGGCTAACAAGGCAACGATGGGTACACTGGCCCCAGTCATCATCGGGGTTGGTCAGGCCAAGGAACAAGCCGCGAAGAGCGCTGGCGTATTGGGCGGCGCGCTCGGTGCTGCCCGCGGCGCAATGGGCCTGTTTGGCACGGCTGTCCGCGGTGCGATGAGCCTCATTGGCGGGCTGCCCGGGCTGCTGGTGCTGACGGCACTGAACGCTCGCGAGTTCGGCACGGCAATCGGCGAGTCGACGGCTGACCTGTTCGGCTGGGGCAAGAAGCTCGACGAGAACGAGAAGAAACTCAAGGCACTTGCTGACGCTGAAGCGAAGGCTGCGTCTGATGCGAAAGCCCTGGCCGAGACGCAGAAGATCGCCCAGCAGCAGGCATTCAACCTGACGGGTCAGGCCAGCAAGCTGTACGACGAGTTCGTCAAAGTCGAGAAGGAGACCGGCGACACGCAGAAGGCGATCGAGAAGCTCGCCAAGGATCTCGAACTCGGTGACCTGAAGGGTATTGAAGCTGCAGGCAAGGCGCTCGGTGCGCTGCAGATCAGCGGCAAACTCACGGCAGACCAGATCCAGAAGATCTTCGGTGACGCACTGAAGAACGAGGATCTGCTGAAGTACGAGACGAACGCCCGCGTCGCATTCGCCAACATCGAAGAGAGCGCCAAAAAGGCAGCCAGGGCCGCCGCCGATGAAGCCGCCGCAGCGCAGAAGGCAGTCGACGATGTCATCGCGAAAGGCCAACTCGTCTCGCTCGAACTGCTGAACAAGGCGCAGTCGAAGGCTGAAGAAGCACAGCGCAAGCTGCAGGCAGTCACGACTGCGAGCCAGATCGCAACCGACCAACTGAACAACACTCTGAAGGCGCTCGCGGACGAGGGTCTGCGCCGCGTTGGCACGAGCGTCCAGGAAGTCAAGACCGGCTTCTCGTCGGCAATGAACAGTGCGATCAACGACACCGATCGCGCTCGTGCTTCGATGAAGGAACTCGGCGCTGATGCCACGCTCACGTCGGCTGCGTTGACGAAGGCGTTCGCCAAGGAGATCGAGGCTGCCAACACCGACAAGGCGATTCAGCAAGTCATCCTGCGCCTGCAAGACGCCAAGAAGAGCGGCGAGTTGTTCGGAGTCGGCATGGAAACGTCGTTCAAAGCGGCGATCGACAAAGCCATTGCACTGGCTAACACCGACAAAGATCTCAAGCGGCTCGAAGACCAGATCAAGGCGATCACCGCAGCCAACCCCGAACTGGCCAACTCGTTCGCCGATTCGATCGAGAAGATCAAGACCAAGTTCAACGAACTGAATCCGGTGATGCGGCAGTTGCAGGCCGACGCCGATCTGCTTGGCGTCAAGCTGCAAGCGGCATCGAGCAAGCCTGTCCCAACGACGGAAGCCCTCATCCGCGCGTACGAGCGTCTGAAGATGAGCGGCAAGGCCACTGCTGGCGAGGTGCAGGACGCGTTCACTGCGATGGCTGAGAAGGTGATCAAGGCCAACGGTGGCGTCATCCCTGAATGGCTGAAGGTCGAAGCGGCTGCGCGACAGGCAACGATCTCGATCGACGAGGCTGGCCGCGCGACGGTGAAGTTCGCCAACGACTCGGTCAACGCACTCAGCACCGTCGAACAGCGCATCGGCACGCTGTCCAGCAAGTACGACGAGTTGACCAGGAAGCAAGCCGACTCGGTCAACGCGAAACGCAACGAGGGCTACGACGCGCAAGGCTTTGCGAAGGACACTGCTGGCAATCGACTCACCTCTGGCACCTACCTGCCGCCGCCCGACAACAGCGGTGACTGGACGTGGGTGCCGAAGCTCGGCGACTTCACCAACTACCCGTACGGTGGCTACTGGGAGAAGAAGACGCAAGGCCGCGGCGCACAGATGGGCTCGACCACGCAGTACACCGGCGCCAACGGCATCGGTTACGGCCGAGGCTTCAACGTCGGGCCGGGCGTTGCCGGGTCTCTGGTCAACTTCTCGACGCCAATGGGGCCTGGGGGCGTGGCGGGCATCGGCGCGACACCCAGCGCTAGCCCCAGCGCAGCGCCGAGCGGTGGTGGCCAGTCGTACACGGTCAACGTCAACATCGGGGGTCGTGCGACTACGATCAACACTGCGTCGGCAGCAGACGCTGACGCTTTGGCCAACCTCTTGAAGCAACTCGGCGACGTAGCCGGAAGGACTGGTGGATGAGCATCACCCTGACGTTCAGCCCGACAACGCTGACCCTGGACCCTGATCTGCAGTGGACGGACGAGCACCAGTGGCACCCTGTCGAGCAAACCGCGCAGCGCACCGTGACAGGCGCGCTGATCGTTAGCACCGCCGAGCGCGTCGGCGGCCGACCCATCACGCTCACGCCGAACAGCGACGACAGTGGATGGATGCCCAGGGCTCTCATCGACACGCTACGCAGTTGGGCCGCTGTCCCCGGTCGGCAGATGACGCTTACACTGCGCGGCGTCTCGCGCACCGTGATCTTTCGTCACCACGACGGCGTCGCTGTCGAAGCCTCGCCAGTCATCTTCTACTCGGACGAGGACGGCAGCGATTGGTACAAAGCCACCCTGCGCTTCATGGAGATCTGAATGGGAATCACCGCATCCAACGTCACCCTGGTCAAGTCCGCTGTGATGGACGACGTGCCCGAGGGTGGTGGGGCGCCAGTCTCGACGGTCATCACCGACGCGACCAGCAACTCCATCTTCAACGATATCAGCGAACTGGATCGGGCGGGCGGGCGCGTCAACCTGCGCAAGACGTTCGTGTCGATCAAGACCAACGACACCGACGGCTACTTCGGTGGCAACGTGATCGTCGCTGACCCGCCCAACGACCCCCTGGTCAGCGTGAGCCTCTTCACCACGGGGCAGGTGTTCGACACTCGTGACGATGCGTCGGCGCGCGTCGAGGCATACCTGAACGCCGGCCCCGAGTGGCCCGGGTTCCTGTACGAGAACCACATCACCGGGCAGCGCTCGATCCAACTGTTCCAGCGCACGAATCAGGCGCCGCCGTCCATCGGCCGCACGCTGCTGCTCCGCATGAACGAGGGCACCGGCACCGAGTACGAGCAGTACGTGCGCGTGACCGACGTGACGAGCGAAGAGCGCACGTTCACGATCCCCGGCACCGCGACCGACTACCAAGCGCTGATCGTCACCTGCAGCTTGAGCGATGCGCTGCGCTACGACTTTCCTGGCACGCCGGCCAACCGCGAGTTCTTGAAGGGCAGCGGCAAGACGCTGACTCGCGACACGGTCGTTGCCGACGCCGCCTCGTACTATGGGGTCGTGCCCCTGGCCAGCGCAGTCACGACGAACGACTCGTCGTGCACGGCTGAATCGATCTACACGCAGCTTGTGCCCAGCACACGCGCAGAGACCTCGCTCATCGACCAGTCTCCCGCCTCGGCGTACCAGTACGTACTGGCCACTGCGCCCAGGCAAGTGCTCGTCGGCGGCTCGCCGCTGTCGCAGCGCATAAAGGTCGGCCAGGAGAACCGCGGCTACAACTGGGTGACGCTGCTCACCCCGTTGCCGGCGCCTGGATCGCTGCGCGTCGTCTTCCGCGCACTGGGCAACACCTACGTCATCGAAGACAACGGTGACGGCACGCTGGGTGGCAGTGGTTCGAGCGGCAGTGGTACCGTCAACTACTCGACTGGCAGCGTCAGCGTGACTCTCAACGCCCTGCCTGACGATGCGAGCGGCGTGGTCTTCTACTGGGGGCAGAACACCTCCTACACCGATCGCTCCGGGCAAGCCGGTTTCCGCGCGCCCGAGTATTCGTTCTACCTCGAACACAGCGGCATCATCCCCGCCAGCGCGGTGTTCACCTGGACGTCGGGCGGCGTGGTCAAGACGGCGACGACGAACAGCGCGGGCGTGATCAGCGGCCACGCTGAAGGCGAGGTCGTTTTCGTGACCGGCGCGGTGTGGCTTCGCCCGACTGCCATGATCGATCCGGGCGGCCAGTTCTCGATCACGTACGACTGGGCCGACGTCGTTGAAGAGACGAAGAGCGGCCTGACGCCAGACGGCGCTGGCATGGTGAGCTTCAGCGTGGCGCAGACGCCTGTGCCGGGCAGCGTCGAACTCAACTGGTTCACGCTGCGCGAGACCTCGACGACGGGCGGCTCGTCGTCGTCCTATGGTTCCAGCACGAAGAGCAGCGACGCGAAGACCTCGGTCACGATGGTGCAGCAGTCGATGACTCGCTACACGCCGCTGTCGAGCATTGTTGCCGCGGTGAGCTATCAATCGCAGGCGAATGACCATCAGGTTTCGAGCACCATGGTGGGCTCGCCGTTCTACTCGGGCGGCACGACGATCAGCCCGTACGTCACGACCACGCAGCGTGATGCATCGAGCAGCAGCACCTACACCAAGGCATCGTCACAAACGAGCAAGAGCGGCGTTACTGTCTCGCACATCCTGACCGACAACGGCAGCGGCGGATTCCTGAACTCGATGGGCGCGGTGTCCTACGTTGGCAAGACCGTCACGGTCAAGGTCATCCAGGACTACACCGAGACCTCGTACAACCAGAACTACGAGCAGGCCAGCGCGTGGGAATCGCTGAACGCCACCGGCATCAGCGGTGGTGGCGGCCCGGCCCCGTCTTCGACGCAAGGCGGCGGTGGCTCGACCACTGGCAAGGGCGGCGACTACAGTTCGTTCTCGCAGAAGGAGGTCTACGGCAGCGCCGCCCTCCTGGTCCGCTATCGCACGAGCGGCGCATCGGCGGCGTCGCACACCGAGAACTTCACGCCGCCTGCGACCACCATCGACCTGTGCCCGTATACCAAGGACATCATCGTCCCTGGCAGCGTGCGCTTCGTCTGGATGGGCACGACCTACGACGACTTCGAGGGCAAGATCTACCGCGGGCGCACTGACGTCAACCCTGGCGTTCATTGCGGTGGCATCTCCTACTCGTCGGGCATCGTCACGATGTTCGACTACATCGTCAGCGGCTCGCCCACGTCGTTCACGCTGACCTCGATGTTCACGAGCAAAGGGCGGCCGGCGATTGCGAACGTGACGTTCAACACCCCTGCTGCACCTGTCAAGCCCACGGGCATCGTGCTCTCTGTCATCGACGTCAACGGCACGCAGATCACGGCTACCGGCGAACTGGATGGCGACATCGTCGGCACGCACACGCGCGGCAGGATCAACTACGAGACGGGTCTCGTCGAAGTGCAGTTCGGCGACTATGTGCTCGACTCGTCGCTGACCGCTGCGCAGAAGGCCGAGTGGTGGTACGACAACGCGAACATCCGGTCGAGCGACGGCAAGATCTGGCGCCCCTGGCCTGTCGACCCCGAGTCGCTGCGCTACAACTTCGTCTCGTATTTCTATCTGCCGCTCGATGCCGACATCCTTGGCATCGATCCTGTGCGTCTGCCGCAGGACGGGCGCGTGCCGATCTTCCGCCCTGGCCGTTTTGCCGTGCTCGGCCACACTGGCACTGTCGGCCCGGCGACTGCCTCTAACGGGCAGACGATCAACGCAGGCCGCGTGCGGCTCTCGCGCTGGCGCGTCATCGGCAACAACGGGTCGGTCATCACCACGGGCTACACGCAAGACCTGAACGCTGGCACCCTCACGGTGACCGACGTGACGGGGTGGTCGCAGCCGGTGACGTTCGAGCATCGCATCGAAGACATGGCGATGATCGGCGACGTGCAGATCAACGGCAAGATCGGCTTCACGCGCCCAATCACGCACGACTACCCGGTGCCGGGCTCGTATCTGTCGACCGCACTGGTCACGGGCGATCTGCGTGCGCGCGTGTCGATCAGCTTCGATCAGCAGACGTGGAACAACGTCTGGACCGATGCTCAGTCCGGTTCGGCAGCTACCGGCACGTTCAACACCACCAGCAACCCGATCGTCGTGACGAACAGCGGCGCGCTGACTGAACGCTGGGCCATCCAGTTCATCAACAGCACGTCCTTCAACGTCATCGGCGAGCACGTCGGTGTCATCGCAACCGGCAACACCAGCGCGGATTGCTCGCCGACGAATCCGGCCAGCGGCACGCCTTACTTCACCATCCCCGCAGCGGGCTGGGGTTTGGGCTGGGCAACGGGCAACGTGTTCCGCTTCAACACGGTCGGTGCCTACTACCCTGTGTGGGTGGTACGCAGCATCCAGCAAGGCCCGGAGACGGTCTCGAACGATTCGTTCACCGTGCTGATTCGCGGTGACGTCGACAATCCCTGATCGGAGATCTCATGAGCACTGAAGTCAAGTACCTACATTCGTCGATGACCGGCGCTCCCACGCTCAGTGGGCAAGCCGGCACGCTCATCGCCGTTCTCGACGCCTGCCTCGTCAACGGGTTCGGCCTGGGCACCGTCGACTCGGTGGTCATCGCAGGCGGCGTCGCCACGGTGACCAGGGCATCTGGCCATCCGTTCGAGGTCGACAGCATCGCGCTGATCGCGGGCGGCAGCGTATCGGGCGGCGGATCGATCAATGGCGAGAAGCGCGTACTGTCGGTGACGGGCACGACCTACACCTTCGACGCCACCGGCATCTCCGATCAGACCGCGACCGGCACGATCACGCACAAGACCGCGCCGCTGGGCTGGGCCAAGCAGTACAGCAACACGAACCTCGCTGCGTACAAGTCGAGCGACGTCAGTGCCACTGGCTGTCTGCTGCGAGTCGACGACACTGGCACCAACAATGCCCGCGTCGTCGGCTACGAGACGATGAGCACCATCGACTTGGGCCTGAGCCCGTTCCCCACGCCGACCCAGGTCAGCGGCGGCGGCTTCTGGGGCAAGAGCAACAGCGCAGACTCGACGACGCGCCCCTGGGTGCTGGTGGGCGACAAACGTGGCTTCCTCCTCTGCATCAACTGGACCAGTGGGGCGAGCTACGGGTCGTACTGGTTCGGCGACGTCCTGAGCAACAAGACGTCCGACACCTTCGGCTGCGTGCTGTCGGCGAAGACGGTCTCAGCAACCGGCGATACGCCCGGGGCCGCCACCGCTGATCTCTGTTATGCCGACATGCTGACCGAGGCGCCGATGTGGGCTGCGCGCAGCTTCACTGGCCTGGGCTCGTCGAAGCCATTGCTGAAGACTGCGATGTCGCCGGTCGGATATGCCCACACCTTCCGCAGCGGTACGACGGGTACATCGAGCGCGTTCATGAACTACCCGAACCCGGTCGACAACGGGCTCTATCTCGTGCAGATGATGCTGGGCGAAATCAACCCCAATGCGTACCGCGGGTTGATCCCTGGCTTCTACTTCTGCCCGCAGCAGATCAGCAACGTGTTCGCGAACAAGGACAAGGTGACCAACGTCACCGGCATGAGCGGTCGCACGTTCCTGGCTGTCAACAACTCGGTCGGTGCACAGTTCCTCGACATCACTGGCCCGTGGAGGTAAGCCGTGACGCTTGCCGCTAAGTTCGACTTCGACGGGGCCGATGGATCGACGACCCTGACCGACGGTGCAACGCCGGCCAACACGGGCACCTGCTTTGGCATCACGGCTCTGTCGACGACGCAGCCTGCACAGGGCAGCGCGTCGCTGCGCCTGCCGGGCGGGGCAGGGAACTACGCAACGATCACTGGCGGGACCGAGTTGCTGATGGATGGCGACTTCACGGTCACGTTCAGGCTGCGCAAGGACGCAAACGGCAGTTCGCAGACGCCCTTCTGCCTGACGGACGGTTCGGTGTACCTGAGTGCGATCGGCAGCGGCGACGGCTTCGACTGGGCAGTCAGCGGTGTCACGGGGCTCGCCGGCCGAGGCTTCACTGCACCGGGCGAATGGGTTCCTGTCGGCATCGTGCGCAAGGGGACGAAGTACAAGTTCTTCTGGTACGGCTTCCTGGCGGCAATGGCTAACGGGTCGTCTGCGACGATCGACATGCGCAGCATCACGCTGGGCCGATACGCGCCGAACGCGAACCAACCTTTCGCCGGAAACATCGACAAGCTGCAGATCGACAAGGGCGTCGCTCTCTACGACTACAGCTACGACCCCGACACCCTGGCCAGCACTGACGTCACGCCGACCGGGCGCCTCATCTCGCAGGCGCTGCGCCGCACGGCGTTCAGCCCTGAGCAGGCTGCTGGCAAGATCGTCTCGGTCAACGTGGCGAAGGATGTCTACTTCGGAGGCAAGGGGCGCGTCAGCGGCACGGTCAAAGTCAAGGGCGCTCCGAACTTTCCCAAGTACGCTCGCGTGTGGCTCATCGACCAGCGCAGCGGGCTGCTGGTGCGCGAGCAGTGGAGCAACGCTACGACGGGTGCATACTCGTTCGACTACCTCAACCCCTCGCTGCGCTACACCGTGCTCACGTTCGACCACACGGGCGCCTTCCGCGCAGTCGTCGCCGACAACCTCACAGCGGACCCGATGCCATGATCAGCCAGTCTGAACCCTTCGCCGAGTCAGCGCTGCAGGGCAGGCTCGACTGGCTCGACCTGGGCGCAGGCCACGCGCGCTGCGAGGTCTATGGCGGTACACGTCCGGCCAGTGGCGCAGTCACGTCGGAGTCGATCCTGGTCACCATCACGCTGGCCAAGCCGAGCGGCACCATCGACGTGGGGCTGCTGACCCTGGTGGCCAACGCTGCCTACGTCCTGGCCAGCAGCAGCGGCGCACCGACCTGGGCGCGCTGGTACAACGGCAACAACGAGTTCGCGTTCGACTGCGACGCGGGTGGCCCGGCCAGCACGGCTGAAGTGAAACTCAGCGAGAACACCATCCTCTACGGGGCGAAGGTCTCGCTGGTCAGCGCAGTCTTCTCGTGACCGATCTGCTGTTCCGCCAGACCCCGCTGGTCAACCCGGCGGACTTGATCTTTGGCGAAGTCGACGTCCTTGCCGACATCGACGTCAACGTCGTCGCGCCATTCCCCCTTGGCGTAAACGTCACGATTGGACCGGCATACGACCTAAACGTCAGCGTTGCATTCCCGGCGCTGGCTGTCGTGGTGTCGGCGAACTACGACGTCGCCGTCGATCGCCCGGTCGTCGCTACCGCGCGCAGTCCCTTCGAGTCGGCAGCGGCGGCGCAAGGTGGCGTTCAGGCCCGGCACCAGGACGCGATGCCAGTTCCCGCTGGAGCGCAGGCTGGATGGCTCAAAGCGACCAACGTGGAGAGCGATGGCGCCTTTCTTTTCAGGGGGGCGCTACCTGCACATGGACCGGAGCAGAAAAGCCGCTACGAGGCCGCTATTCGCGTCCCAGGGGGTGATTCCACGTTTACGTTCCAGAACGGTCTGCACGACAGGCGGCTGGCGCTGCGCTCGATCTACCAGGACGGCATCCCGCGGCGCAGCGGCATGGCCACCGATTGGCAGGATCGCTACCGCGACCGTCGTCCGTCGCTGTCGAGCCTGTGGGGCAGGGGCAGGGCAGTTGAAGCCGGCCGCTCGACGCGATATGGCCAGGGCGCTCCGCTGCAGCGCGGGTGGGCGTCGTCCTGGCGCCCGGCCATCCGGCCGCCTGCTGGCACCCTGGCCCCGCTGCCACCCTACGACCCGTGCTACATCCCGAGCACTGAGCTTGTGTACTGGGAGCCGTACAGCACGTCAACGAATCTGGTGTTCTGGTGCGAGCGGCACGACACCCGACCCCCTTGGGAACTCGGCGGCGACGCGTCAGTCGTCGTGCCAATCAGGAGCGTCTACGTGGTCATCAACAACGTCACCCTCAAGCGGGCCGCAGATGGGCTCGTGCTGCCGACCTACGGCATGTCCATGTCCATCGACGCCGACTCGTGGACGTGGAGCTTCAGCGCAAGCCTCTGGGCCAGCGTGCTGGACGACGTCATGCCCAGCAGTGAACCTGTCGAGGTTGAGGCGACGATCAACGGTTTGGCGTATCGCTTCCTCATCGAGAGTGTCAGCCGCGACCGTTCGTTCGGCAGTGCTGCGATTCGAGTCAGCGGTCGCGGCCTGGGCGCCGTGCTGGCCTCGCCCTACAGCCCGGTGCTCACGTTCGCCAACAACGCGCAGCGCACTGCCCAGCAGTTGATGGCTGACGTGCTGCTGAACAACGGCATCCCGATGGGGTGGGCAATCGACTGGCACCTCAACGACTGGCTTGTGCCTGCTGGTGTGTTCAACGTCCGCGGCTCGCGCATGGACGGGCTGCTGGCGGTGGCTAGTGCTGCTGGCGGCTACCTGCAGCCACACCCGACGGCAAAGCAGTTCAGCGTGCTGCACCGCTACCCTGTCGCGCCATGGAACTGGGACACCGTGACACCGGACTTCGAGTTGCCCGCGGACGTCGCCGTGCGCGAGGGTATCGAGTGGATCAGCAAGCCTGCCTACGACCGGGTGTTCGTGAGCGGCACGTCAGCAGGCGTGATCGGGCAGGTGACGATCACCGGCAGCGGCGGCCTGACGCCTGCGCCGATGGTCACCGATGCGCTGATCACCGAGGCGGCTGCAGCGCGCCAGCGCGGTGTCGCAGTGCTCGGTGATACCGGCCGCCAAGCCAAGGTCTCGCTGAACCTGCCCGTGCTGCCCGAGACGGGGATCATCATGCCCGGCAAGTTCGTGCGCTACAACGAGGGCGCGGCGCATCGACTGGGCATCGTGCGCAGCACCAGCGTCGATGTGAGCTTCCCCAACGTGTTCCAATCGCTGACCGTGGAGACGCACCTGTGAACATCTACAAGGCTTTCCTCGACCTGATCCCGCAGCCCGTGCTGCAGATCGGCACGGTGACGTCGGTGGCCAACGGCACAGCGACGATCGAGATGCCCGACGGCGGCATCGCCCAGGCGCGCGGCACGGCGACGGTTGGCCAGAAGGTCTTCTTTCGTGACGCCGTGATCGAGGGCACCGCGCCTTCGCTTACGATCGAGGTCATCGACATCTGAACATCATGCTGACCAAAGACGTTTTCAAGCGTGCGCTGCAATGTACGCAAGCCCGCGCCGACGAGCACTACGAGCACGCGCTGAACGCGGTCGTGGCCTTCAGCATCAACACCGCGCAGCGCCTCGCCATGTTCCTGGCGCAGGTTGGCCACGAGTCGGGCTCACTGGTCTACATGCGCGAGATCTGGGGACCGACCGCTGCCCAGGTACGCTACGAGGGCAGGGCGGATCTGGGCAACACGCAACCGGGCGACGGCAAGAAGTTCGCCGGGCATGGCCCCATCCAGGTCACCGGGCGCGACAACCACGCGCGCATGCGAGACGCACTGGCCAAGATGTTCCCCGACGTGCCCGACTTCGAGGCCGAGCCCGAGCGCCTGTGCGAGCCACGCTGGGGCTGGATGGCCGCGGGCATGATCTGGAAGTGGACCGACGGCAACGCCCTGGCCGACAACGGTGACTTCTTGGGCATAACGAAGAAGATCAACGGAGGCTATAACGGTCTCCAGGATCGCAAGGACCGACTGGCAGTAGCGACAGCAGTCCTGGGCATCGAGAACCCGCTACCCGCAACCCCTGCAGTAACTCAACCGGAGCAACCTGTGGCACCTCTCCTCCTGACGCTGGGCTCTGCCCTGATCAACGCATTCACGCCGCTGGCGGCCGAGAAGATCAACAAGGAACTCGGCCGACACACCGACAAGCCCGAGGTCGCCGAGCAGGTGACCAGCGCAATCATCGAGACGGTCAAGGCGGCCACGGGCAAGGACGACCCTATCGCAGCAGTTGCCGCCGCCCAGGCCGACCCTGCGATCCTGCAGCAGGCCGAGACCTCTGCGCTCGATGCCCTGACCAAGCTCGAACCTGTGCTGGAAAAGCTGCACCAGATGCAGCAGCAGTCGTGGGCGGCCGAGGAGACCTCGCGTGATGCTGCGGCGAAGCGGGCGAGCGCAGAGCCCTGGGACATGACCAAGTTGCTGGTGGGCGGCGCCCTGGCGATGATCGGCGTGCTGATGCTGTTTATCTGCACCATCGCTGTGATCCAGGCGGTGAAAGGCGACATCAAGCCCGAGGTGTGGGCGCAGATCGCTGGCTTGATGGGGCTCGTTGGTGGCGTGGGCACGACGATCTACGGCTATCGATTCGGGTCGAGCCGCAACAGCGCAGCGAAGGACGTCGTCATCGCCGAGCTTGGACGCACGCGCAAGTAAGCCGGCTACCCCAACGCGAAAGGCCCCTGGCGACCCCAGGGGCCTTTTTCATTAGGGTTTGCCCTAGTACACAACGTATATGACATACACATAATCAGGTTCATCAAAACGCGCAACGCATGGACCTGACGATGACTCCCTCGACCCAACAGCAAGCCTTCTACGACTTCGTGACCGACGGTCAGGGGTCGTGCGTGCTCGAAGCAGTTGCCGGCGCCGGCAAGACGACGACGCTGATCGAATCGCTCGGCCTGATGACCGGAGAAGTTTTCTTCGGGGCTTACAACAAGAGCATTGCCACCGAGATCCAGAGCCGGGTGCCGGCCGACATCGAAGCCAAGGTCGACGTCGCGACGTTCCACGCCGCTGGTTTCCGCTTCTTCCGCCGCGTCGCGAAGAAGACGAAGGTCGACGGCAACAAGATGCGGAACCTCTACCGCGAACTGTTTAGCCCGAACCCTGCGCTCAAGCCTTTCGAGGGCGCCGCGCTGCAACTGACGTCGCTCGCCAAGCAAGCCGGTATCGGCATCAGCGGTTTGCTCGAAGACACTCACGAATCGTGGCTTGGTCTCATCGACCACTTCAACATCGACGTGCCGGTGTGGAATGGCCCGGTTGACGCTACCGAGCAACTGGTCAGCCTGTGCATGCAGTTGCTGCACGTTAGCTGCGTGATCGCCGACGAGGTGATCGACTTCGATGACATGATCTACATGCCGCTGCAGCGTGACGTTCGGGTGTGGCAGCACGACTGGGTGCTGGTCGATGAAGCCCAGGACACGAATGCTACGCGCCGGGCGCTTGCGCTGAAGATGCTCAAGCCGAATGGCCGGCTCGTTGCAGTCGGTGATTCCCGGCAAGCCATCTATGGCTTCACTGGCGCCGACTCGAACGCAATGGACCTGATTGCTCAGGCCACCAACGCGTGCCGCATGCCCCTCACGACCACCTATCGATGCCCGAAGGCTGTCGTTGGTTATGCCCAGCAATGGGTCAGCCACATCAACGCCGCCGATACTGCGCCTGAAGGCGAGATCGTGCATGCCGAGATCGACAACCTCGTCAACATTGCTGATCCTGGCGACGCGGTGCTGTGCCGCTTCAACGCGCCGCTTGTCCAGCACGTCTACGCGTTCATCGGCAACGGCATCCCGGCGCGCATCGAAGGGCGCGACATTGCCGATGGGCTGAAGAAGTTGGCCATGCGCTGGAAAATCGACTCGCTGGCCACGCTTGAAAACCGGCTTGTCGACTACCTGCAGCGCGAAACCACGAAGCTGGAAGCCCAGGACAAGACTGCGCTGCTGAACTCAGTGATCGACAAGGTCGAGTGCCTGCGCGTGTTGATCGACCGTGTGCGCAATCTTGACCGTACTGCCACGATCGCCAACCTGCTGGTCGAGATCGACTCGATTTTCGGCGCAGAGGGACAGCCTCGTGACATGGTGACCTTCTCGTCGATCCACAAGAGCAAGGGTCGCGAGTGGAACCGCATTGTGTGGCTGCAGACCGGCCCGTCGCCCTACGCTCGCAAGGACTGGGAACTGACGCAAGAAGCCAACCTGTGCTACGTCGCGGCGACAAGGGCGAAGTGGACGCTGGTGCTGATGCTGCTGCCGACGAAGAAGGAGAAGTGAGATGGTGAAGATCAAGGTGGCCGAGGCCACCGGCCCGGTGCTGGACTTCCTGGTCTTCCAGGCCGAAGGTCACTCGTGGTGGCACCGCAAGCACGCGAAGTTCGACCCGAATCACGGATACACCGACTGGGTGCTGGACACCGATGGTCTGCTCAAGAAGTTCCGGTTCGATGAGTCGTGCTCTCGGGCTGGTGCATGAGCCCGTCCCGCACTGGACTGCTTATATGGCGGCTCTGTCTACGCCAATGGTCGCCGTGCTGGGCATCTACATCGCCTTTCGGCAATGGAAGACTGCACACGAGAAACTGAAACTAGACTTGTTTGAGAAGCGGCTAGCGATATATGACCAAGTGACTATCGCTCTGTCGAGGGTGCTACGAGAGGGGGTAGTTACAACTCAGGACGAAGCGGACATCTTCGCGGGTTCAACGCAATCTCGCTGGTTGCTGAATGCTGAACTGGCCGATTACTTAAAGGAAGACGTGCTTAAACTACTGATGGACCTTAAGTGGCGAGAGCGGCGAATAGGACAGATCAGCAACGACGACGAGAACGAAAAGAACGCCGATCGTGTTCTAGAAATGCGCGAGCGGCTTAAGCGCGAATACTTGGCCATAGACGACAAGTTCACGCCGTTCTTGCGCATCGAGCGCTGAGACTACTGCGGTCGCTTGCTGACCCACGTCGTACCGGCCGGAGTCACCAGCATCGCCGAATGCTGGTGCGTGGCTTCCAGCAACTTTTCCATGAGGTCGCGCCCGCGAGCGATCAGTTTCTCGGCTGATGATGGGAACCGCGGGTAGTTGACTAGCCCCACGACATAGCCAACTTCTTCGCCGCCCGTGTAGATGAACGTAGTCGGCTCGATTGTCACGCACAAGCCTTCGCGCATGCAGTCTGCTCGGATGACTTGCTTCGCCACTTCGATGGGGCCGCTAAGGTAAAGCGTGACCTGATAAGTCTGGCAGTTTCTCTCAATCATAGTTACCTTTCAAAGACCGCAGCCAAACTCGGCTGCACAACCGGAAGCGGGCTCACTTTTGGTGTCTTCCCTTGAATACTTGGGCTGGTCTAGGGGGTCGGCAGAGTGGTTCTTTCCATGCCGCGCCCACATCACCACTCCGTAGATACCGACGCCGTTAAACCGCTTTGGGCGGAACATCGGCTTACCAACTTCGACTTCAATTCGATTCACGCGTGCCATCTCTGCCGGGCTTAGCATGAGTACATCGCCGCGATTGGCGTTGACGCATGGGCTGCACTCCATCGAGCGATGCGGCAGAAGGTAGAGTTTGTCGTGCTTGTCGAACCCCTGGCCCACCAAATGCGGCGGCAGCGGAACAATACCGGCACGAGCAAGCAGCGCGTCCCGATCGGCCTCAGTGTGTAGGTATAGCGGGTGGTGAAGTCGTCTTCCGCCGTGGTACTCGCTTGCCTCGACATACTCTGGCGTTTCCTTCCGAGCATCGCTTTCGTCCCGACGCTTTCCGACCAAAACGGTCGACGAGAACTGCTTGTCCGCCTCGTCGAGCCACATCAGGAACGGAACACCTTTCAAGTGCGCAGTGCAGAACTGCTGCCCGTTGCCGGGCCACCCTTTGCGCATCCGAACGAGTTCTTCCATCCCCATAGACGACAGGCGCGCAGTCTTGAAGCCAAGCCCTTGGGCGAACCGTTCGCCTAGGTCTACACGGCGCTCCCAGCCCGGCGCAGCCCATCCGGTGTCGCAGTACACGACCCAGGTGTTGAAAAAAGCGTAGTTGTGTTCATACGCCCACTGAATCATCGCCACTGAGTCATTACCGTAAGAAACGGAGATGACGAAATCGGGCGAGCTAGCCAGGTAGCCGTCGAAGAATGTCGCCAGCCAATCAGGCTCTTGGGTGTCGATGCTTTGCATGCTAAGGATTGTATGTCTTAGGACTCAGGGACTTACTGGGGCAAACGCTAAGCGTTTAGCACCGTTATGTGAAGCGTTGGCGGCATGGTGTTTAGCCTGACTTGGCTCTAAGAAACTTGGATCAAGGACTTACTTATTAAGCGTTTGCTGTGTCTTATTAAGCACTTATGCGCATAATCTATAACTGGTGAAGTCGAAAAGCCCAGAAGAATCAACGAAAGCCCATGTGCATATTGCACTAGGTGCCTCGTTATGCGCAGTCGTTTTGTGCAGTATGCACGAGAGGGCGACGCTGCGCAACGACGGGCATCGTGTCCCGGGCGGTCTGTTCTACCGCGGCGGCGTACTGCGCCCGCGTGACCTCGCTGCACGGCACGCCGAACATCAAAGCAGCGCGGACAATGAACGGCCCCCGCCACGCGTGAAACTCAGCGACGCACTGCTCGTTGTGCCGCAGCATTGCGGCGTGCTCGGGGCTCATCGCACACTCCTCTGGGCCACACCCAGGTTGAAGACGCTCGACGCGCGGACCAGGGCGGCCTTGCGCTGCGACCAGCGTCGAACGACAGTCGCTCGGTCCATCCTGGCCGGGCGCTGCTTGTTCGGTCCATCCGGCCCGGTACATCTGCCGCGGGTAGGTGCGCTCGCCCGCCTGCTCGTTGACCCAGGCCACGACGTGCGCCGGGCGTGGCCTGGGGGAATCAGCGGCTCGCGCCAGCGCCTTGCGGATCGACTCGCGATCGTGCGGCAGTTCGTCGGCCAGTTGGCTGACCGTCATGTCGCCGTCGGCCAGTTCGTCCAGGCAGTCGTCAAGGATGCTCATTTGCCTCGCATCACTTCCCAGGCACTGTACGCAGTCTCTGGCGTCA